CTTGTATTGATCGACTTCATCACCTATGGATTTTAAAGTTCCTAAGTATCTAATATAGTCAGTACCACCGATTTTTATATTCCAACCATCTTTAAATAATGGCCAAGTAATTTTAGTTGTTGTGGTCTCTGTTTTAGAACCGTCTAAAGAATCCTTTGGTAATTTAAACTCAGCGGTGTACTTAGGTGTAGACTCCCTATCTAATATTAAACTCTCTAACTCGTCTAAACTTCCGAAAAACTCTTCTACTGTCTGACTGATTGGTCTAATTAGGAAACTATCACTATACGTGTTACCATTAAAAGGTTTTCCTTTAACCTTTAACGTGATGAGTCCGTCATTACCCGCCTTTACATATCTTAGTATCTCGTACTCGACCCCATCAATAATAAGGGAGTATTTAGAATAATTTTCAAAGAAGTTTTTAAACTCATTACTAACATCAGGACTTACATTACTTAAAGGTTTTTCAAGTACTACATCTAATGGATTAAATATTTTTGATCTCTCAAACTTGAAAGTAGTTGTCCTTGACTTAAGATCATAACTAATATTCTCCGCCGTGTATTGTGAAAATGACACAGGGGTATCTTTGTCGATAAAGAAACCCGCAGGGAACTGTTCTACAATGTTATTAACTGAAGATGATAGTCTTTTACTTAAAGACCCAAATAATGTCTTAGAACCCGCGTCTTTGTTCTCTCTGAACTTTACTTTCCCTTCTTTCTTTACAGATCTCTCTGATTTTGTTTTAGGTGCGTTAGTCTCTTCTTTAAGATCTTCAATCGTTAAAAACTCAGAAAAAGGTACGGACGTAAAACTCTTAGTGTCTCTCTGTGGTATTGTCTTATCTATTGAAAAGTTTGTTGCAGTCAACTGACTTGACCCATTGGTAATTTGATTACCAACTAAGTTGTCATTAAAGGTATCCCCTCCACTCGCAGATTGACTTGGAACTTTTCTTTTCGCCATTATTCAGTGATATCATCAAAGTTTTTAGTTTCATCGATTTCGTCCCTTTCTTCTCTAACCTCGTAAAGTGTTTCGTTGAACTCATCTCTCACCTCAAACAAGTTAAATTGTTTGTAGATATTGTTTTCTCCAGTGTATATCGTGTATATTCCATCAGAAATAGATTTTGTTTGGTTACCGTAGAACGCGTAAGCCAATGTTGTCTCATCGTGTTCTACCATATCAACCTCAATCGTTGTTGGATTAAAGAATGTATTTGATAAAATTATATTTTGAGACGGCTCCCCAATAAAAGGAACTGTATTTGGTCTATTTGATGGTGCAGATGACGGGGTTACCGTCAAAAACAACAAATTAGTTGCTTGATCTGTATATTGATATCTTATTGCCTTTTGACTTGTACTTGTCAGGTTTGACGTAATTGGAGTACAATAAAATGAAGATGTAACAACCCTATAAAAATTAGGGGTTTTACTTCCGTCGTTATTCAAATACTCAATTCTATATCCAACTAACCCTTGGGGGTTGAATTTATTTCTATCTGTTGAAGGTACATTACTTAAATCTATAATAATTCCTCTTACTGACGGTAGTGCCGCTAACACTCCACAATCAGTTATAGAAGTTCTTATCTGTTTAGGTCTAAGATGTAAGGTATATATACCTAACTCATCAAAGTCCGCTGTATCTAACTTTAGATTGTATAACCCACCTAAAATTTCTGCGTCGGGTGCGTTTGGTGCATCCGTCGTATCTGAATTGTGATAGATAGGTGTTAATATATCTTCCGAATTTAATTTTTTAAATTGTACAGGTGCGGAAGATGTTCTACCTGAGACGTAATGATAGAAAATTTCTACGTCTGCTGGTGACACATCTGCCGGTCTTACTGTTCCATAACTACCTACTGCCATATCCTTTTAATTAATAAATATTATTCTATTGTTTTTTAACTTGAAAAAATCCATTTCCGTAGATATCTATTTCACCTACGTTGTCAATTTCTCCTAATCTTAGGTTCATTTCTAAGACTCCTTGCTTGCCTCTTTCAACAAATACATCTGAAAAAATGGTCGGTTCATCAATAAAACCAATGAAATGTTCATTCCTTGTTAACATCTCATTAAAGACCTCTTCTTTTTGAAAATCACTTGTTGTTCCTGTTATTGTTGTTATTCCATCATCATAATCTTTATATGATAAATTATCTATCGTATACCCTGTATAACTACCTACACCGTCAGTACCTACTGTTGTTCCTTGGTAAGTACTTTCACCATATCTCTTTAATTCACTTACCCTACTTTTTCCTTTAGCTGCAAAATATATTGGACCGTCCGAGTCTTTCTCGACATAATCTAAGTCGTTTATATAGTTTTGAGTGATTGTAACTCCCGTAGTATATGGTAACGTGAACGGACCAAATGACCCATTAGGGTTAGTTACTGTTGTGTTTTTAGGTACTGTAATTTTTTTAGTTATTTTTTTCTGAGCCCAATTATTACTTAAACCAATAGACACATTATAAGTACCTGAAGAAGAAAATGTATGTTGTTTAAATTCTAAATTATTACCAAGACCAACACCAATGGTATCTACTGTACCATCACCCCAATCAATAGAAAAAGTTTCGTTTTTGATTATTCTTAATGTATCTCTATTAACTGAGTTATATAGTCTAATTGTATTTCCACTTGTGTGTTGGTAATTAAAATTTGTTATTTGTTCAACTTGTTCAATATCACCTTCAAATCCAACCATTCCCCCCATCTCATAACCTTTACTATCCAAGTATATTGGTACGTGGTATGTTGTACCAGTAATCGATCTTAATATTTTATAATAGTTTTTATCCATCATTTAATCGGTTGAGGTGTTAGAGTCTGCAGGTGATGTAGATGCGGGTGGTGGTGTAGATACAACGTCTGCGTTTAACTCGTAAAACTTTATTGGGTCTCCACTCATTCCTTTTCTACCTAAAACAGATGTTCCGTCGTATTCCGAAATTGTATAATGATAAGTGGGTACATCCGACCTATTCATTTCAACTTGGAAGTATAAATCTTCTTCTTCTGTTACGGTTGGTGTATTTGTTATTTGTTTATTGGCGAACTGTACTTTAGTTCCGTCTGCAGAATTATAGAATTTTGCCGACATGTAAAACGTAGTTCCTGTAAGTTCTGTCTCTTCTAAAACAGTATCATCATGGAACCAAAAAAGATACATGTTCTCTTTGTTTCTCATACTTGAACCGAAAAACACAGGTACATACATTTTTTCAAATTTGTTTGTAAAGGTTACTCTTTCACCAATTGCGGGTGCTAAGTTTTTTGCAAAAACCAATCTTCTGTTAGATCTATTAGGTGGTTCATTATTAGGTGTTTTATAAAACTCCAACCTAAAAAAACTATATTTTAGGTTCGCCATTAATTTATCTGTTTGAGTAATACCTACATTCTTGTAATCTAAAGTGTAGTTATTTGATGAATCCTTAAAATAGAAGTGAAACCATATATCAGTCTGTTCCACAGTATTAACTGTGGTTGTAAATAGGGACGCCGATGATGATTCACTATTATCTGCGGGTCCTGAAGAAACGGGTGGTGGATTACCTATACCAGATATATATGGTTTATGGATATACCTATTAGTTTCATAGTTCTCCACAGGATTAATAATATCTCTTAAGACCTCATCCTCATACGATTGGAAATTCTCATCCCACCCCGCGTCGGTTTTAAAGTTTTGTTCCTTATTAATTAATAAGTTCTTATTATTTTGATTAAATCTAATTTTCATCTAACAGAGTCCGTCGTTATCCTCACTGAAATTAGTAAGACCATCATTTTTATTCATAAAAGTCTCTTCATTTCTAAGGTAAAAGTTTATGTCAGATTTGACGTAATGTTGTCCGTTTGTAAATGGGTGGTTTGTTCCAAACCCATCAGGATCAATATAACCATGATCATATAAATCTCTCCATTTCCATAAGACCCTATATTCATCGTAAACAGAATTTTCTGGTAGACCATATATTTGATCTGTATTAGCGGTCTCTACATATGGTGATAGTTCCCTTAATTTAACTCTTTGATGAGGTTGGTAGTATAGTCCTAAAGGGTTTGTTGTTGTCGATCCTGCATTTGGGTCTATTTGTCCGTGATCAAAAATATTAAAATCAATTGTGTATTTGTGGAATGACTCAGATAATATTGTTTCTTTAAAATCTTCTTTATTATACTCCACAAATGCCCCCAACATATCATCATCTTTCTGAAGTTCAGTACCCTGACTAAATGTAAAACCACTATTAGTAAAATTAGTTGATTGTAGTCCTGAATCTGACCCCGCAAATGTTCTATCAAAATGATTATCCACCCAATCATTGTGGAAATGAAATTTATATCCATGTCTTGGAGGATATTGGAAATATCCATTACCATTTTTAAAAACCTTTGTTACGTATGCATCGGTTATTGTATATCCTAAATTATTTGTTAAACCATTTATATCTATTTCGTCTTTAAAGTGAAATAAAACTGTTTCAGGTCTATTTTGTACTGTGTATACATCGTTTCTATTGTCTGCGGTCTCAAATTGTAGTTTTCTTTCTATTTCAAAAACGGGTGTTTCAAAACCTGTCCTATCTATTATACAGTCGTCGGTATTTGTGAGTATTTTATGTTTATGAACATAATACTCAGACGTTGTTCCCGACATTCTTAATTTATCTACACATCTTTTTCCAAAAACAACTCCACTCATTGTTTGTGAATTGGAAAGTGCCGATTTTTGTATGATTAATACGTATTTATCAGAGTCAAAAA